AGAGGATATGTTAGATCAAAACAACAAATACTTTTATCATTCAAGATTATTAAACGAACTTATTATTACTGGAGTAAACACCAAACAATTGAGCCGAGATATTGGAATACCTTACACCTCAGTTAGACACGCAATAAAAGAATATAGACAACACCTTAAAGAATGGTTAAAATAATATACATTAACGAAAAGGATTCGGGTATAGGCTACCATCGTTTGCAAGTTCCGTTTGCTAACATGGATGAGGACTATAAAGATTTAAACATAAAGGGGACTAATGGTTTTACTCTTGATTTCCATCCTCGACAATTTGATATCGTTGTTTTGAACCGAATGTACAAACACGACGAAGACTATCTATTAAAGGCCAAAGAAAGTGGTTGTAAAATTATTTTAGACATTGACGATTGGATTCAGTTGCCAAACTACCATCATAGGGACGGGGTAAAGGACTCGATTGTAGAGCAAAGAATATTAGATGCCATAAGTTATGCTGATGTCATATGGACTGCATCTGATTACCTTAAGGAGTGTTTAAAAGACTATCATTCAAACATTGTTTACATACCTAATGGGATTGATTTTAAACAACCTCAATTTATTCCTCAGAGAAACAAGCAAGAAAAATATACCATTGGATGGATTGGGGCCAATAACCACCATCTTGACTTAAAGAAGTTAGCCGAACCATTTAGCAAACTATTAAAGAATAAGAACCATAAGTTATTACTTGGTGGTTATAATGACACCTCCCCTGAGTATTACGATTTGATTGAGAGTTTCTTTACTTCCAACGGGCAAAGACCACCATCACAATATATTCGTGTTGAATGGATGGATATAAGGAATTATGCTTTAATGTATAATTTAATGGACTGCGCCCTTGCTCCTTTAAACTCTGACAAGTTCAGTTTATGTAAATCAAACATTAAGGTACTGGAGGCAGGAGCATTTTCTTTACCTATCATTTGCAGTAACGTAGCCCCGTACAAAGAGTTTATTGAACAAGGCTTAGTCTTGACACCTAAAGGGGATTGGGACGGGGCAATGAAGTCTTTAATCAGCAACCCGATAAAAGGTATTCAGTTAGGTGCAAAGCTTCACGAATACGTCAAAGAGAATTACAATATTAAAACAGTTAATAAAAAAAGATATGATAGTATTATCAGCCTTATGGCTTAGCGGATTTGCATTCGCACTGCATGAATTTTTCCAATTCTTAATCAGTAAGTTTCCGAATAGAAAACTAAAGAAACCATTTTCTTGCGTCACGTGTCTTTCATTTTGGATCGGGTTGATATCTTCAATAGTTATGTTAGACCCTTATTTAATCTTTTTGCCTTTCGTGTTTACAAAAATAATCAATAGGTATTTATGGAGTTGAGCAAAATGCAATACGAGTTAATAGTTGATTCTATAAGTCGCTATCGTTTGACAATGGAGCATCGTTTCATGGTCTACAATGACGAGGATATCCATAAAGCAAATGTATTAAGAAAGGACTTAGGAATAGCAGGTGAGCCAGTTTGTATGTCTTGCGACGGCTTAGCATACTCGGAGCAATTATTTGGAGCGTTAAATAAATTAGTAATAGAATATGAAAAAATACATTAAGGTAGTTCACGATGGCAATGCAGGTGACCTCGTATATTCACTATCAAGCCTTTACCAATACTGTCAAGACAATGACTGCAAAATAACATTCTACGTTAGGGTAGGCACACCAAGTGGGTTCACTGACGAAACGCATCCCGTTGGTTCGGTAATGATGAATGACTTTATGTATGACTTTATTGAACCATTGCTAAAGGCTCAACCTTATATTCATGATGTCATTAAATTGAACAAAGGCGAGAACATGGTTGTAGACTTTGACTTAAACTTGTTCAGAAAAGAATACAAGAACTTGTCAGCAGGTAACATTCAGAACTGGATAGCAAACGCCTATCATGAATTTAGACCGAACCTTTCAAAGCAATGTTTATTCATCCCTGAGAACATCGGCAACAACTACATAATCGTAAACCGAACTACTCGATACAATAACTTCTTTATTGATTATTCAGTCTTAGAGAAGCATGACAATGTATACTTTGTAGGCACTGAGAAGGAGTTTAAACGCTTTTCAATCCATAACGATAAGATACAACACTTAAAAGTTTCAAACGCATTAGAGATGGCGATAGCAATTAATGGTTGCAAGTTATTTATTGGCGGTCAAAGTTTAGCCTTTAGTATCGCAGAACAATTAAAAGTAAAAAGGATTTTAGAACAATACGTCTACGCTCCTAATGTCATCCCTCAAGGTGGTGAGTGGTTTACCTTTCACACAAACGAACAATTTAAAACAATTTTAGATAAAACATTATGATTGAAGAATACGAAAAAATAGGCAACAGTTACAAGAGCAAAGTCTTTGGTAACCCTCAAGATATTTACACGGACAACTATTGGTCAACACCGATAAGGTCATCCATTGATGAACAAGTGTCTAATGTTGTAGACAAGAATAGACTTGTTATTGAAAACTTAACCCACATTGAACCTAAAATGAATCTTGAAATAGCTTGCTCGCCAGGTATTTTATTAGGGGAGATGTCTAAAGACTTTACTTGTATTGGGATAGAGGTGGATTCAAAGTATAAAGAGCAAATTGAAAAGTATAGCAATGGTTCTGAATTGCATTTTGGGTTTTTCCCGCAAATCGCAATAGATTGGATGTGGAACTCTTTCTCAAACATAATCGCATTAGATGTCTTTGAACACATAGAAGATTCAAACGGATTCTTAAAGAAGTGTAACCGTTTAATGGTAACGGGTGGACATTTAATAATTCAGAGTCCTATAATCCTTGAAGATGGTCAAATGGATGACAAGATGTTCAATGGCTTAGAACACATTTGGATATACGGTATTGAAGATTTAAAACAATTACTTAATGGATATGGTTTTGAGGTCTTGAAAGTAGATAGGCACAAAGTAGGACACGAACAAATTGTAGCTAAAAAACTATAATCATGGCTGAAACATCTAAAAGTAAACCACGCAGAGAAGCAAACGGATTCTTTGACAAATATGTTCAAGGCAAAGTAATTGACATCGGAGTTGGTCGAATAGACACACACGACGGAGCTGATGCCTTAACGGATTGGTGCGACACTTGGGATAAAGATAACGGCAACGCAGAACTAATGGAGTCAGTCCCTGACAATACCTATGACTTAGTTTACAATTCTCACTTACTTGAACACCTTGACCGCCCTGAGTTAGCCATTATGAATTGGATGCGAATCACTAAGCCTAACGGGTATTTAATTATAGCAGTACCTCATAGAGATTTGTATGAACGTAAAACCAAGATGCCGAGTAAATGGAATAAAGACCATAAATTCTTTATTCTACCTGACACCGAAGACTTGCCCGACACCCGAAGTTTGAAACACCTTATCGAAGTAGGATGCAGGAATTTTAACTATAAAATAATCAGCATTGAAACCAATGACACCTCAACAAATAAGGATGAACCCGAAGAACACGGAAACGGTGAATACCAAATAGAGACAATTATTCAGAAATTATAAACAAAAAACAATATATTACTTATGATGGGACGCAACAAATTACCAGTAAACAAATTAACTGAAGATGCAATACTTAAGTTTCCTGAAATGTCGAAGTCGGCAATAGCAAGATACTTACACGCCACGCACCCTCTTCATTTTAATTCAGTAGAGAACGCAAGGTCAATGATTAGGAAGCTGACGGGTTCGCAAGGGGACGGAAGAAGACAGTACAAACAAGTTGACCATGTGCCGAATGTTGAAACACAATTCAATTTACCAAAGTCAGAAGGTAAGTCAAGAGAGTTCTACCACTTAGATAAGAACATCACAAACGCTTTAATCTTGTCAGACATACACTTCCCTAATCACGATGTTGAAGCTTTAAGAAATGCTTTAATCTACGGGAAGGAGAATAATATCGATTGTATTATTTTAAACGGGGATATCTTAGACAACGAACCATTCACGAACCACGATGCACCGCCTCAGAAATTGACCGCAGTCGCTGATTGGTTTCAAATGGCTGAGGACTTTTTGGATATGTTAATTAAAGAGTTTAACGTACCTATCCATTGGACTGAGGGCAACCACGATAATTGGTATAAGAGATGGCTAATGAAGAAAGCGCCAATCTTATTCAATGATGCGTACTATACAATGTCATCAAGACTAAAACTTAGAGAGAAGGGAATTAAGTTCCACGACCAAGACGTTATCTTTATGGCAGGTAAACTCCCAATCACTCACGGGCATTTATTAGTTAGGGGCGCATTCTCTCCAGTGAATCCATCTAAAGGAATCTTCAACAAACTAAAAGGCTCAATGCTTATAGGACATTGCCATCAAACAAGTGAACACTCTGAGAGCTTATTAGACGGTTCTTTGATAACTACATACTCAACGGGTTGCCTTTGTACACTTGCCCCAAGCTACGATCCTCACAACATGCGCCATAATTTAGGATTTGCAAGAGTAGAGATTAAAGAGAACGGACACTACCGAGTACACAATAAGAGAATAGATTACTTTACTAAACAAATATACTAATGTGGATAGAAGTATTTGAACTAACCCAAAAGCAGGAAGAGGAAGACTTTTATAGTCTAACCGATTGTAACGTAGTAAAGAGATACTTTCTTACAATGGATAGCTTTGCCCCATACACTGACTATGACGGTTTAGAATATACCAGTTTCTATTCAGGAGGTATGGAGTGGATTAGTTGGTTAAGCATTGATGAATTTATGGACACTTATATTAAACCCAAAACAGTATGAAACCAAAACGAAAAACCGACAATGACAAGTACAGTAAGCAAGGAGAGGCAACACCAAAGATTAAACGCCCCCAGTTTACAAGTAACTTCACAACCGACAATAGACTATTTTATTTATATTTAGACATCATTAGACAAAAATGAAAGAATTAAACGAAAGACAAAAGCTATTCTGCAAGTACTATGTATCAGAGGAGTTCTTTGGTAACGGAGTAAAGTCCTATTGTAAGGCTTATGGCTTTGATTTTAATGACATAAATGATTATAATGTATCAAAAGTAATGGCTTGTGGGTTATTAAAAAAAGATAACATTATATCACACATTGATAATTTAGTAAATTCTTTGCAAAAACATATTGATATTATTGATTCTGATTTGCTTTTTTTAAGAAACCCCAAAAGTTTAAATTTAAACAAGGGACAAAGTGTATTGCAAAGCTGGGATAATAATCAATTTGAAATAGAGAACGGATTGTTAACGGTAAGCGATAAGTTTTTAAAAAATAAATCGGAGCAATCAAAACATACAATGTGGGGAAGTAATCCTGATACAATTTATGTAATAAATATAAATGGCACAAATATTTATAAAATAGGTATTTCTAAAAATCATAAAAGAAGAATAAAAGATATAAGACAATCAATGCCATTCAATATTGATGTATTATTAATTAAAAAAAGTATATTTGCTTATGAGTTAGAACAATCAATTCACGAAGAATATAAGGATTACCATATAAAAAATGAGTGGTTTAAAATAAATGATATAAAAAAACTATTAAATAAATTAGCAAATGGATAATATGCACCCAACAAGGATATTTAAAACACCTGATGAGTTAGAAAAGGCTTTTAAGGAATACAAAGAAAACCTTAAAGAAGAAGCTAAAGAATGGGTAAAGATACAATATGTAGGCAAGGATGGAGATAGAGTCGCAGACCCTTTAAAATTGCCTTATACTCAAGACGGTTTTGAAGTTTGGTGTAAGGGTAAGTATGGATGTGTTCATCAATATTTTGATAATAAGGACAATCTTTACACCGACTTCGTGACTATCTGTTCGTATATTAAAAAAGAAATTAGGAATAACCAAATAACGGGAGGTCTATTAGGCGTTTATAATCCAAGTGTAACACAAAGATTAAACGGCCTAAAAGAGAGTCAAGAAACGCAAACATCAGGCGAGATAATAGTTAAGTATGCCGACGGAGTTAATCCTGCATAAGCCACATAAGGCACAACAAGAGATTTTAAACTGCGATAAACGATTCATTGTTTTATTGTGTGGGAGGAGGTTTGGCAAGTCTTTAATCAGTAGTCAAATTTCAATCCTTAATATAATGGCTCAGAAAAGAGTAGCCTACATTACACCGACCTATCAGTTAGCATCGGTGTTTTTTGATGAAATAGTAAAGCTAGGGGGTTCAATATTCAAAACAAACCGAACCGAGCTGACTATTAAATTCAACAATGGGGAACTAAGGTTCTTCACTGGTGAGAACATAAACTCATTGAGGGGCCATAAATTTCACATGGTCATAGTAGATGAGGCTTCATACGTCAAAGATTTAAAGGAAGCATGGGAGAGAGTTATAAGGGCAACACTAACGGATTATTCGGGCAAAGCTTTATTTGTTTCAACCCCGAGAGGGTTTGACTACTTCTTTTCACTTACTCAAAACGCAGGTGACGATTGGAAGACTTTTAAGTTTACCACTTATGACAACCCTTTCATACCAGTATCAGAGATTGAAGAGGCAAAACAAATGCTACCAAACGCAGTGTTTGAGCAAGAGTACATGGCTAACCCAATGCAGAACGCTGACAACCCATTTGGTTCTGATGCTATAAGAAACTGCATTCAACCATTAAGCATTAAACCTGCAAAGTTCTTTGGAATAGATTTGGCGAAGTCTTATGACTATACAGTAGTAATAGGGTTAGACCAAGACGGGAACGTCGCACACTTTGAACGCTTCCAAAAGTCATGGCAACATACAAAGGATACTTTATTACAACTAAGTAGAAACACAGTAGGGTATGCCGATAGTACAGGAGTGGGCGACCCGATCATTGAAGAGATAAGTTTGAGCATTCCAAACATTCAAGGCTTTAAGTTTACCTCTCAGAGTAAGCAACAGTTAATGGAGGGCATTGTGAGTGCAATTCATCAAGGGTTAATAGGCTATCCAAAGGGCACTATAACCGATGAGTTAGAAGTGTTTGAATACAAGTTCACTTCAACGGGCGTGAGATACTCAGCAAGGGACGGATTCCATGATGACTGCGTTATGGCTTTAGCACTGGCATACAAATCATTTAAAGAAAACAAATCAATAGGGACATACCGAATACGATGAACATTAAAACATACCAAGAGTTATACAACGCCATTAAGTTAGGCGACAACAATGAAATAAGAACGGCATACAATGTATTGTCAGTTCTAACGGGCAAACCTATTTCAGAATATAAACGAATGAAGTGGACTGATTTTCTAAAGGAACAAGAGAGTGTTATTATTCCCGACATCAGTACATTCCCTGATGCGTGGGTAACTGAGTTTGAAGTGAAAGGGGAAAGGTTCTTTGTCAATCAATATTTAACCGATTGGAATACTGAGCAGTTTATTTCCATGTCATCTTTGACTAAGGAGAAAGAAGCGATTGTAGACAATCTACATTTAATCTTAGCGACTATGTGCTACAAGGAAAAAGATGAGGATGTTCAGATGACCGAGTTTAATCGGAGGGCAGAGTTGTTTCAATCTCATTTAGATGTGGATGTCGCTTATCCGATAGGGTTTTTTTTTGCACTTCTTTTAGTGAAATTATCGGAGGGTATCCAGTCCTCTTTAATAAAGAAAAGGAAACGGAGGAAGAAGAACAAGAGTCGGATTGGTTCTCTGCTAAGTGGTCTTGGTATGCGACAATTGATAAACTATTTGCGAAAGAAGATAGGTCTAAGTTCAACTACTATTTTAAAATGAACGCTTATGACTTCTTGAACCATCTATGTTATTTAAAAGACAAAGCTGATAATCAACCAAAGAAATAAATGTTTTTTAGTTTACATTTCTACACCCAAAGTAAACTAAGTATAGAATTAGATTACATTAAAAATGAAAATAAGTGATGAAATATTAGACAAGTGTGCAGATGTCCTTATGGAATGGGGCAATGCAAACGCTAACGAAATGCGAAGACTCCTGAGAGAAAGACTTAAGCATAAGAAGACTGAAAGTAATTTGGCTCAGAGTATAGACCTACAAGACCCGATAATTAAAGGTGGTGTAGTTTCAATGGCTATTGACCTTAACGATTACTGGATGTATATTGACTTGGGGGTTAAGGGACTTAGGAATAAGTCAGGGCCTAAGACGGGTTCGATACCTACAAAGACTTATACTAATAAAGACTTCCCCAATGGATTCAGTTTTAGAAACATAGGCACACCTCCTCAAATGATTAGCAACTTGCAAAACTTTATTTCAAGAAAAGGACTTGAAGCAAGGGTAGGCGATGAGTCGACAAGTCAAGTGATACAAACGAGTTTTCAAATGGCTGAGAGTATGGCAATAGCAATCAAACTAAAGGGTATTGACGGCACACGGTTCTATTCAGACACATTTAACGATGAAAGTTACAACGAACTAACTAACAAACTAAGTTTGATTATCGGTCAAGAGGTTGAGTTTAGATTAATCACCGAATTTAAAAGATAATTTGTTTATGATACTTTAAACTTGTAATATTGTAGAATATTTAAATAACAACATTATGATATTACCTAAAAAAGTTGCACAAACTCCAAATGGAGAAATTATTAATTACAAAAACCGAAGCAGTTTAGATGAAGTCTGCGAATTATGTATTGCTGAAGATAATGACGAGTTCCCTAATTGTATTATGCTAGATTATCATATTGAGGATGATAGATTTTTAGATGACGATGATATTATATTTATTATAAATAACTATGATAATTTGAAATAATTATTTTATCTTTGAAGTCTTATATTTGTTCATGTAAGATTCAAAAAGAGAATAGGTCAGTTTACTCGCAAGGTGCTGACCTATTTTTTTATGTAGGTATTTTTGTCATTAAATAATATAATATAGATAATGGCAGTTACATTCATTCAACAACCTGACTTATTTGTTAGTGGTTTTGACCCTATCATTTATTTGGCGAGTTCTTCTCAGACTACTCAAACGAACTTTAGATACCGTATTCAAGTCTTAGATGCTTCAGCAAATGTAATCACTGAGTTGAGAAAACCTGCCTATTATGCTGACGGAACGGTTGACTTAGATGCACACCGAATCATTGAGAACTATTTGAGTTATGACATGACTAACTTAATTGCAGGTTCGGTT